AGCTCGTCTGAAGACCAGGTGAACTGAAGACGCTCGCGCCTGCCGACTCAGACATGAAGCAACCGAGGAAGTACGTCCGACCCAATGGGCCGGCGCCGCTTCCGTTCGACGCAGTCATATTTGCGTACGGGTTCGCGCTCAGCGATCCTCCGTTGTAGACAGCGGGTTCTTGTTCGCCGACGCTGAAACCAGCGTCAGTGACGATTCCTGTCTGCGTGTTTCGTTGGTTGCCGTCGCCGACTCCCAAGACCTTGAGATACGTCAACGCTTGCGCGTTGCGCAGCCATTCAGTGACGGCAAGTGGACCGAACTTCACGCCGTCGGTCTGACCGAACTTTGCGTAGAAGTCATCAACAATGCCTACAGTGATGGGAACGAAGGCAGGACCCTTCAGTGACGTACCGATGACGCCGGCGGGCACGCCAACTGGTCGTTGGGCTACCGGACCGGTGAGGTCGATCTCCCTTGCTGTCACACCTGCTGAACCGAATTTTAGCTGGGCCATGCTTGCCTATTCCGCCTCGTGTCTAACTATTCTGTTCACAACGCTTTCAAAGCGTCAGAAGAGACCATCACACGAATTGGACACCGCTGTTCGTGATGATGAAGTCGACAGCGATGAATTCGATCACTCGGGTTGGGACAACAACGATGCGTCCATTCAACTTGTTCTGATCGATGTCTGTCTGAGTGTTGTTGGTCTCGTTCATGATGACCTGGAAGGCCTCGATGCCCGCCTGAGCCTGGATGAGACCGAGCTGCAGGACGGAGTCAGAAACGAACTTGTTCCTGACATCAGGGGTGTTTTGTTCGAACTCCAGCTTCAGAGCGATGCCCATGATGATGCGCTTGACTTCCAGCAGGAGCCGCCGCACGTTGACTCGGTCGAGTGCCGAGCTCTTGATCTGCAGGGTCTTCTGTCCAAAGATAACGAAGCCCTGTCGGGGGAACGTCGCAATCGGATTGATACGCGAGTCGTACAGTCGGTCACGGTCTGCCGAGGTCAGGCGAACTTCGACGTTGGTGACAAAGTCGAGAGCTGCGCGGTTGAATCCGGCCGGCGCGAACCATGGGTAACCGACGCGGTCGTTGAAGCCGAGAGCTCCGAGTGCCGCGATGGATGCAGGGACCCTGACCCTGCGACGGTTCGTTGCGTCATCGATGAACACGTCTGGGAAGTACGTTCCCATGTAGTTGTTGTCGATTGCACGAGTGTCGAGGCCCGTCGCCGTCTGGTTGACGTCTGGTCGAACGAATCCACTAGTCGAACCTGTCGAGTCGGAGAAGATCCGGATCCCAACGTCGTCGTACTTCGGGATGTCCATGACGTAGAACGCCAGGCCGTAGTTCTTGACTTGCTGTCCGGCGTAATCCGTGATGAACGGTTCGCGGATGCCAGGGATTGCAAGCAGGTTGTGATTGACCTGCATGCCGTCCGTCATGATGTTGATTGCAGAGACGTACGAAGCGACGCCGTTGTTCGACTGACCGCTTCCGTTCTGAATTGCGGCGAAGCCTGCAGGAACGAATCCTGAGTACGCTCCACCTGCGCCGTAGGTGCTCGAGTCGAAGCTTGTCGACCGATCGCTGAGACGGCGTGCGTTGGTGTCAAGGAAGTTCACACCATCAAAGCCGCCCGCCATGTAGTTCGTGAACTTGAGGTAGGGACCGAAGCGGTTGAACTGCGACGGAGTGCCGCGGCCGAGGATCGTCGCAAAGGTGATTCGATTGCCTCCGCCTGCGACGATTGTCAAGTCGGTGACAGTGTAGATCGTGCTGTCAACTCGACCGTTGCGGATGTATGCCGCTTCACGCATGTGGTTGTCAATCGAGGCCGTGAGGACTGTCGACAGATCCGTGCTTGACGGGTAGAGGTTCGAGAAGGCCACCCGAGAGAGGGTGAACTTGTTGTTGTTCAGCGTGTCTGCACCCGAACCGGTTACCAACGTGTCGAGGAGCTGGATTCCCTGAAGCTGCGTCAACGAGTTGAGCAGGTTATTCGGAAGCGTTTCGAGGTTGGGATCGGTCGGAATGTCGTTGCGTTCGAACTTGACGCCCCAGTAGTACAGGGGAACAGAGAGTTCGTTGATGCCCGGCTTGCCGAACCAGAGGACGCTGTCACGCGCTCCCTTGGTCACCTTGGCACGGTACGGAACCGGCGGGACGATCGAACAGCTCAGCGCCAAGACGGCGCTTGAACCGGTCAAGATGCCTCCGAGTCGAGCGATCTGACCGTTGTTGAGTGCATTGTCGGTCAGCGTGTCGTTCGTCTTGAGGACGTTCGGACCGCGGAAGCCGAATGGAAGCGAAACACCAGGAATCTGTCCACGGTCGACCTGGTCGTTCATAACGACTCGGACCAACTTGGAGTTGTTCTGGTACTTGCCTGCCGTGACAAGACGACGCTCGACAGGATCCGTTGCGTCGAAGTTGAAGTACACCTTGCGGTCACCAACGATCTTGGCAACGTAGTTGTCAGCGTTCGGGTTCAGGCTGCAGTTGTTGAACTGCTCGAGAACCAACGGGCTGGTGTCGTTGTCGTTCCAGTCGCGGATCTGAATCGAGAAGGTTCCGTACGGGTTCGCCGCATCGAGAGATGCCTTCAGATTGCAGATTGAGATCTTGTAGAGGTTGTTTGCAAACGCTCCGTCATCCAGCGCTTCGACAGCGAAGAGGTCGTACTCCGTCGCACCAAAGGGTTGGCTGATGAAGAACGAAGTTACAGGGCGGCTGAACCGCGTATCGAACGCTCCGAACGATGCTTGGAAGCTCGTTTTGTCGAGGTACGGTGCACCCGTGAAGTTCGAGTCCTGGCTGATCGTGCTTCGGTTCTGAGTACCTGACAGGACAGCGACGAACGATGATTTGGTAGATGCCAACTCTTCGTCGACAGCGAAGTCAGAATACAGCAAGTGCTGCGCCTGAAGGAACTTGTCGGGGTCAGTGTTGAGGATCTTGCCGAAGTAGTTCGGTGAGCTCGGGTCGAGCGATGCCGTGAAGATGTGGACGCCTGAGTTGCGGTCATCCGTGAAGTACGAAGAACCGACAGACGATGAGATGATCAGCTTAAAGAAGCCGGATGCATCGGTGCTGCCGTAGTCGACGATCGAAGCAACTCGACCATCGCGCAGATCCTTGTTGTAGTCAGACACCTGCATGCGAGCGCCGGATGCCAACATGACAACGCCGCGGACGAGGTTGACCGTCGATGCAGCGAAGCTGTCGTTGTCCGTGAAGTCAGCCTGACCGAATGCTTCAGCGGTCTGCTTGGTGTGCCGGGCAACGATGAACTGAACGCCGCCGGTGCTTCCGGTTGCGCCGACAAGCGTGGGTGCTGCACCGTCGAGGCGAAGACCTGCGTTGAGAACTCGACCCGTCTGTTGAGTACGAGCGATGTCGGTTGCGTTTGCGTTTGCACCCGCTCCAAGAACCCTCATGAATGTCAGGGCTTGACGGTTTGCTAGGAAGGCGTTCGCCGCGTACGGTCCGAAGCGCTTGGGATCGAGATTGCCGAAGGTTGCAACGAACTGGTCGAAGTTACCCACCGTGACTGGCACGAATGCCGGTCCTCTGTTTGATGTGCCAATGATTCCGGCCGGGACGCCAACGGGTCCCTGTGGGATCGGCGCTGACTGGTCGATCTCGCGGTCAAAGAAGTTTGGCGATCTGAAAGTCTGTGCGGGCATTACCTGACTCCTGTTTGCGACGAATCGCTAGCATAAGTATCATGCGCAGGTCGCAAAGACCGATTACGGTCAGTCGTCTGAGATCACAATAGTCAGGCCGTCGAGGCTTGTGTCAGGAGCCAACACCATCTCGCCAGTCGCTTGGTTGACATTCTTTACCCGAGCGTACTGTGTGACAATTCGACCGTTCGAATCTCGGCCGACGATCTTTTGAAATCTTGCGGGTGCAACACCACGCGGCAACTTTTTGACAGCAGGATCCTCGGGACTTGCAGGATCTGTGGGCGGGAACAACCGTGTTCCGTTCGTCTTGCGTTGATCACGCCTTCGTGACGGAGCATCGTCTCCCGGATCCATGGGCAACGTCGGATCGTCTGCTCCCAAGAATGGATCGTCGACCTGATCGCCTCTGAGGCCGACGTTCTGAGAACTGTCAGTCGAGAACGTGATGATCGGCGTTGAAACGTAACGCTTGATAGGAACTGGAGCGCCTGGGACGTTGGATGCGAGGATGTAGCCCGGGACGTTGATAGTGAACTTGTACTTGACGATGCGCTCTGTCTTTGAGAAGTCGTCCGTGTTAGTGTCCGCCGTGTAGGTGTTCTCATCGACCTTGGCAACGAACCAGTAACCCTTGTCAGAATCAAGTCTCCAGGCATTTCCTTGAGGAAGCTGAGAGCTCATGAGCTGTTCCAACAGCTGCGTCATGTGCGTCGTGTACTGCGTCCAGATCGTGAACTCATACTTCGCAGTGAAGAACTGTGGTGCGGGGACGACGATCGTCTCGATGATGTTGTTCTTCCTGTCGGGCATCAACAGGCCGCCCTGCTTCACGACGCCGTCTTCGGCCATGTCACCGATCTCGCGCAGGGTTGTCAGTTGACCAGCATCGGCATGAGCAGGATTCACCGCAAGGCTCTTCTGATGATTCAGCAATAGACGATTGATGAGGTTCTGATACGCACGGTCCGATTTATCGAGACGGCGGTGGATGATGATCTCGCCGGTCTGTTGGTTGATTCCGCGGCCCGCGATGTCAGACTGCGCCTCTTGTACGATCGTTGTCCGGACGGCAGTGATCAGGGGAAGAATGAGTGAGTTGTTCCTGTCACGAAGCGCGCGGAGCGTCTTGTTGAGAGCGAACTTCTCGCCAGCAAAGAACACGACGGGCGGGCGCTTGAGCGTTCCATTACTCTCTACTGCGAACGGAATCTCTTCGTTGAACAGCTTGAACAACGTGGCGTCGACGTCCTTGATTCCGACAGACGGAATCGTGAAGTCATCAGGCGCAGACTTGCTCTGATAGCCCGTGGGAAGACCCGGGACTCCAAATCGTGTCTGAGGTTGAGCAGTGTAACGCGTTGCCATGTTCAGTCATCCTCATCAAAGAACGCAGAAGCTCCAGAGTGTTCTGTGTCGCCGCGAGGTGAGATTTCTTTTGCGCCAGAGATCGGCTTGTCGAGAATGTTTTCTGCCTGCAAAGCGCGCTGGTCTCCTGTGGGACCTTCTGCGTTCGTCGCTTGACCGCGCTGCTGGTGAAAGACAGTCTGAACTGCGTCGGGCTCTGGACGACCGATGTCCGTCGGACCGATAGTCGGCGCAGTGAACTGCGTAGCGCGTGACTTCGTTCCGATCAACTTGACGCCGTCTTTGTGTTCCGGCATGCCGTAGATATTTCGCATCATGTTCTGTTCTGTGACTTCATAGAAGATGTCACTGAATGAAAACATGTCACCGATCGCGGTAGCGATTCCTTTTTCTACGAGGTCCCGGTACTGTATGTAGACTTCGATCTTATACTGCGCATCGACGCCGAATTGATCGATCTTGGTGTCGATCTGAAAGCTCGTGTCTACGAGGCAATCAAGCGCGATGGGCTGGTCATAGACTTTCTGCAGCGCTTCGTTGTAGATGCCGTCGATCTTCGTCTTGTTCTCGTTGATGGCGTAGTAAAAGATCTTCTGACCAATGACATCCTTGATGATTTCTTTGGTGATGTCGCTGATGAAGTTCAGCTCTCGCGGCGTGAGGAAAAGACGACTCATAGATCACCCAAAGACGATCGCTTTTCCAAGCGGCATAGGAGCGAACTTCAACTGCTTGTTGACTGCTTCGGCGATGCTCGCCTGTGCATCCATCAACGCCTGGTTCGTCAGTTTCTCAAGGAACTCCTTGAGAGACGTGGCAAGCTTTTCTTTGTCTTCGCGCGCTTCCGTCTTCAACTGCTGACCGTCAAGCTTCAGGTCTGCATTCGGAATCGGAATCGTGTCGAACTTGCTGCGAGTGATGCCAAGTAGTTCCTTCGCCAACGCAAGCGTGTACTGCCTGATCCACTGACGACCCGGCTGAGTGATGGTGCTGAAAGGCAAGATGCTGAACGGCACGTTCTCAGGGCCAGAGATGCCGTGGACAGAATCGTCCTGGAACGAGGGGTCGAGGACATTGACAGGCGGCATCACCTTGACGTACAGACGCGTGCCTGAAATTCCAAGACCAGACGATGTTGTCGGAATTGGGAAGATGCGCAACTTCGAACCCAAGATCTGATAGCTGTAGTTCGACCGTCGAACTCTGAATGCTTCCTTCATCATGCCGCGACGAAGAACGTCTTCAAACACCGGGAGAACGTAGAACACCGTGCTGTTGACGTACGACTCGTAGTTGAAGTTCGTGGCCAAGAAGTTCGTGATGTTGCTCGCGTTCAGAAGGAACGACTGCGCCGCGAGAGGCTCAAAGTGAAACACTTCGACGACTCGGAACTTTCCGACGCTTCCAGTCGCCAGCGTGTCGATGACCTTCGTCGACGTCAGAGTTGAGTCGTACAGCTCGTCATAGATGTCGTAGTCCTGTACACCGTCTCGGAGGTTGATGAACCCGAGCTTTGCGTCATAGTTGCCACCGACACCGGCATTCATCGCATATGCATCTGCCAGACGCAGCAGGTAGTCGAGGGTACGATGCGGGTACGTGTTGGTCATGTCAGTAGAGCCGGTCGGTTGGCCCAAGACATTCACCAGTTCGCTGACAATCTTCAGCTCTTGGATGTAGCGAGCGTACTCAAGGCACGACTCTTCCAGACATGCCCAGATCTCTTTCTTCGTCAGCTCAACGCTCAGGACGTCGTCACCGAGTTTGCGCTTCACGAATAGAACGATGCTGTCTGCCTCGGACTGAAATGCGGCATCAGCGTCGAAGAAGCCGTACGGCGTTGGTCGTAGTGTCTGGTTGAAGCTCGTCATCGCTTGCCTTCCGTCGATAAGTATAGAGGCGAGATCTGTAACGAGTTCTGTGGGTTAAGCGCTACAAGACACCTTCGGTACGATTACTTCTTGCCCTTGACGAAACCGCGTGCGAGCTCCCTGATCAGGTCTTCGCTTGCATCGTCGATCGTTTCTACGACCTGACGAGGCGCCTTGGTGACATACCTCTCCTTGAGCGTAGACGTTTGCTGTTGTGCTTGTCTCGTCTGAACAGGCGCTTGAGCCCTCACAGGAACCGGAGCAGGAGGAGGGGGTGCAACAGGCTTCTTGACGACGATCGGCGTGGCAGTGACCTTCACTTGAGGCTGAACGGGACGTGCAGGCATTCTAATCGCCTCTGCAACGACTCTGACAGGTTGCTTGAACCGAAGCTGAAATTGCACGGGTGAAAAGTAACGATTCTCAATGAGAACTTCGACACGACTAAGAAGCGTTTCTTCTTTCAATACCTTGTCATTCATCGCCGGGATAATAAATTGAACGACATCATCACCAGCAGGATATCCGTTGAACATGTACGAAATGTCTCCTGCTTCGCAAACCAAGCGAATCTTAGTCGGCGCCTGATCAAGACCTTCAACTTTCACTTTGAAAAGGAGCTCGTTGCTTTCGTCGCTCGCGAGCTCGATCGTTTCAAGAAGAGGTTCCACACTACTAACTAGGCGATCAATCAACGGGTTTCTTCACGTACTTGATGGCTCGTTCAAGCCACGTCGCATCATCAATGCCCGCAAGTAGTCTGTTGCAGTAATGACACAAAATGCCCCTGACGTCACCAGTGACATGATCGTGATCAACAACCGGTCTACGATCTTCAAATGAAGTGAAACACAACTGACATTTGCCATCATGCGCATCGATCAATTTCTGATATGCTTCAGGTGTAAGCCCGTACTGTTTGTAACGACCATGCTCAGCGGGCGTCATTCGTTGAACGCATTCGACGCAGAGTCGATGTCGAGTGCTCGTTGGTTGAAATGGTTGACGACACAGTTCGCAGTTGCGCTCTTTCCAGCGACCCTTCCAGAAACCTTGAGGAAATTTGAAGCCTTTCTTCACTTAAGTCTCTGTATCGTCACCTTGATGGTCTCCCAGATCGATCGAGCGCGCGTGGACACATGTTCTGCTATGACGACGGTGCGTCCGGAGTTCTTGTTCACTCCCACTCTGACGAAGCCCTTTACTTCTGTGTCCACCTTCTTGTGATTGACGGAGACGAGCTTTGCCCAGACGATGACTTCATCGAGATCTTGAAGACGCCTCTTCGTGCCAGACTGACCTAGCCGAAGCTGTCGCCTTCTCTCGAGACTATCTGTGACAAATGCAGGTGCCAGAGGACCGAATCCCAATGTGACCGGTCCCGAATTACTGACGACCGACCTGGGTGACCCGAATCCCCTCGTGACGACCTTGTTGGTGATCGCCGTACCCATTCGTTAGACCTTTTGACGTTCGAAGACGCCGTCAAACGTGGGAGTGCCAGTGTCGTCGAGAAGGTTGTATCTCGCAACGATCGTGACGTTGTCGGCCTTGTAGAAGATCATCTGGTTCGCGGCCTTGTCGATCTTCCAACGTCCGTATGCCACGTCGTACAGTGATGCAATCGTTCCAGTGACACTGTTGACCATCTGCCATGTGTCTGAGACTCGAGGATCGTTTGCTTCAACGTTCTGAGACTCGACTGCGAACGACGCCAGCAGAGAACCTGTCGCAGGACAGTCCCACAGGATTTGGCCGTGAAAGCGGTCTGGAAATGTGACGTTGGCGGCGTACGCTCCAGAAGCAATCTGATAGACACCCGACGTCGTTCGCGGAGATACGATGGTACCCGCTGTGTCGAGTAGCGTGTATCCGACACCGGACGAACCTGTCATGTTTGCCCTGCTTGGGCCAAAGACAGCGTTTTGTAGAAGCGTCAGGGGCATTTACTCGAAATATCCGTCAACCGCAATGTTCCAGAGGTAGGTTTCGGTTGCCGTCGCCGTGCCAACGAGTTCTCGAACGCCGATGTGAAGGAAGCGACCTGGCATCACCGCGATCGGAGTCTTGGGTTGCCAGATGATGTCATTGCCAGAGAACTGGGCGTTGGCAGTGAGCGCGACGGCGCCGGTGTGGATGCCGCCGAGCCCGACGAACCTCGGGGCGTAAGGGGCGGCCGTGGCCAACGACGCGGCCGATGAGTTGAACGCCATGAAGTAAGAGAAGATCGTGGCAGTTGTGGCGACCGCGGCGACTTGGTTCAAGGGCGCGGGGATGCGGATGCCAGTGAAGTAGAAGGTGTACGGTGAAGGCACCTGGAAGCCGAACAGGGCGTAATCGACGGTCGCCGAACCTGCGATCGAGTTTGCCACGACTAGGCCTCCCAACGTTGCTTCGGCGGGAGTAGCAGCGGCCAACGTTCGAACTGTCGGGGCGAGCGCGTTCGTGTAGTTCGCCGTCTGCGTGTAAGCGGTGGGCGACTGCGTCGAGTTGAGGCCCATGCCAGACATGACCTCGCCCCACGACTTGTTTGGGGTGTGATCGATAGACCAGACCGAGACGTCATCGACTAGACACTGAACAGCCGTGCTTGTGCCGGCGGTGTTGTATTGTCGAACGAACGCCTGAAGGTGGGTCTGCTGGAAGCTAGTCGAGTTATCCGGGACGTCCAATGTCTGCGTTGTAACCACGGCTCCGAGCGTTGTGTAGATCGTGAAATTGGCTCGGTTGTTGTGTAGCACTACCTCGAAGACAGCGTAACGACCAGCTGGGACGCTAGAAATAAAGGTAGCGTTGCTAATCGGCGTACCGAGTATTTCTGAACCGTTAACGACGATGACGGGAAGGTATTGACCTGTTGCGTCTTTCCTCCAGTGAGCTCCGTTGGTTGCCGTAGCGGCTGTTGCGCTAGCCGGTGATCCAAAACCGTGCTCGATGAGACCACCTGCGAAATGAGCTGAGTGGGCAACACGAACTTTCATCACTAGCCCGGTGCGGTTGATCAACGGCAAGAATCGATGCGATGTGTGCATCGCGCCGGTGGTGATGGCGACGCTGTTGCCGGCGTTGAACGTGATGATGCCGCCGGCCTGTGTGATGGTCGATGTCGTCGTCGTTTGAATCCACGTGTTTGTGTTGACGGCGGCACCTTCAGCGCGATCGTACAGTAGAAGCACGCGGTCGCCGGTGATGAGCGTTCCATCACTCATACCACGCAGCAATACAGGCGTCCTGTAATCTGCTGCTGACAACATCATGCCGGCAGTTATTCCAGGCGTGACGCCCAGGCTTGCCTTGTCAGCTTTAATGATCGCTGTGCCGTCAGGTCCGTACAGAATGACGCGGGCGGCCTTTGCCGTCGGATCGACTGTCAAAAGATCTACGCTAGCGCCTGATTGAATAATTGCCATGTGTTAACCTAACAAATAATTGAACTTGTATTTTCCTGAAATTGGCCCGGGACGAGCATTAAGTTGAAGTACAAAGCTTCCTGCGCCCGGCGTTGCATTTGCAGTAATTCCGTCCATCTCATTTTCGTCTGCCTGGCGCCCTGTTGGTGCTGCACCTGATTGAGTCACAATGATCTTAGACGTTCCGGTCACGCTAGCGTCAACGACTGTTGCGTGTGTTTCGTACACCGGAATAGTTCCTACATCAACTTCAACTTCAGTGATTGTGACAGTGCCAACTCCACCGCCGGGAATAGTGACAGTCGCGACGCCTCCCGTGACTGCAACAGTCACGCCTGCGCCAGAATAGTTGACAGTATTGACAGCGCCTTGTTGAACGCCTTCATCCTGAATTACTGTTCTTCTAGTCAACGGCATCAGGTGTACTCCGTGATTCGAGCATTTCCTGTCGCGGATGCCCAGATGCCATCGATGATTCCCGTGTAACCGTATGGTACTTCAAAGTAATCTTCGGGGAACAGCTTTGCTGTGAAATTTGCAGTAGTTGCCGTTGCTTGCGAACGTACGTACAAAATCGCGGTCGAGTCATTGTAGATGCTAGCACCCAGTCGATTGTTGTTCGATGCTAGCAATGTGACGCTCGAAGCGCTACCCGCGACAGACGTTTGCGTACCTAACGAACTTTGAGTTTGTTTTGTAGAGATCGAGCCTGTCGTAAAAACAACGATCGTTCCGCTGACAGCTTGAGTAGCCGGGAAGTTGTTGACACCAACGGTTCCCGAGACACCCACCAACGAATCATTCCAGATCCTAAGACCTGAAGAAGACGAAACGTTCATTGCTGTCTGGGTGACAGCTGGCGTCACTGTGATTGAACCGGTGATTCCAACCGGGCCATCGTTCCAAACTCGAAGTCCGGACGATGAAGACACGTTCTGAGCCGTCTGCGTCACGGCAGGTGTTGTGACGATCGTTCCTGAAACAGCTTGAATTGCCGGGAAGTTGTTGATCGAGAACTGCGGAGCAGTTCCGATGTTGACTGAACCGCTGACGTTCTGGGTCAACGGGAAATTGTTGACACCAATGGTTCCTGAGACGCCAACCAAAGAATCGTTCCAAACACGAAGTCCGGAAGAACTGCTGACGTTCTGCGCCGTTTGAGTGACAGTGGGTGTGGTGGTGACTGAACCGCTGACAGCCTGGACGGCCGGGAAATTGTTGATCGAGACCTGAGCACCGATCGTTACGGTGCCCGAGACGCCCTGAAGACCTGACGTATAGACGTTGACAGAACCGGTGATGCCCACCGGCACGTCGTTCCAAACCCTGACGCCTGAGGATGATGAAACGTTCTGTGCAGTCTGGGTAACGGTCGGCGTAGTAGTAACCGATCCTGAAACTCCGACTGTTCCTGCATTCCAAACTTGAAGCGGGAATGAAGCAGAGACGCCGAGTGTCGCGGGCCAGTTCTGGATGACTGCACCAACCGTACCTGAGACATTTTGGGTAGCCGGGAAGTTGTTTACGCCAATCGTACCAGATACACCCACTAGTGAATCATTCCAGACACGAAGTCCCGAAGAACTGCTAACGTTCTGGGCAGTCTGGGTGACAGTTGGCGTTGTCGTTACAGAACCAGAGACAGCTTGAACAGCTGGGAAGTTGTTGATCGAGAACTGCGGAGCAGTTCCGATGTTGACAGTTCCGGAGACGTTCTGTGTCGCTGGGAAATTGTTGACTCCGACAGTGCCAGAGACTCCGACTAGAGAATCGTTCCAAACTCGAAGTCCAGAAGATGAAGAGACGTTCTGAGCTGTTTGTGTAACAGTCGGAGTCGTTGTTACCGAACCTGAGACACCAACTAGTCCAGCGTTCCAGACCTGCAGAGGAAACGAAGCTGACACTCCAAGCGTTGCAGGCCAATTTCCGATGATAGCAGAAATCGTACCTGAGACGTTCTGGGTTGCTGGGAAGTTATTGACAGAGACTTGTGCGCCGAGCGTAACAGTTCCGGAAACACCTTGTAGACCAGAAGTGTAGACGTTTACAGAGCCGGTGACACCGACCGCGGTATCGTTCCAAACCCTTAGACCCGATGAAGACGAGACGTTCTGGGCTGTCTGGGTGATTCCGGAGATTGAAGACAGCGTACCAGAAACACCGATCGTGCCGGCAGACCAGATCTGAATCGGAATTCCGACAGCAGAACCTTGTACGCTAGCCGTGACGTTGGTTCCCCACGTTCCAACAGCGATTGAACCTGAGACGTTCTGAATCGCTGGGAAGTTGTTGACTGAGACCTGCGAACCTAGCGTGACAGTTCCAGAGACGTTTTGAGTCGCGGGGAAATTGTTGACGCCGACTGTTCCTGAGATGCCCTGAAGACCCGAGGTATAGACGTTGACAGAACCCGTGACACCGATGATAGCCGGCCAGTTCTGGATGACGATTCCACCCGAAACAGCCTGGACAGCTGGGAAGTTGTTAACTCCCACCGTACCTGACACTCCCACGGTGCCTTGATTGAACACTGGCAACGTTGCAGATGCAGTGACACCATGAATTGCGGGCCAGTTCTGAATTACGACGCCGCCGCTGATTGCTTGTACGGTTGGAAAGTTGTTGACTCCGATCGTTCCCGATACTCCGACGAGCGAGTCATTCCAAACCCTCAAGCCTGATGATGAGGATACATTCTGAGCTGTTTGGGTAACCGTCGATGTCGTTGTGACAGTACCGCTGACCGCCTGAATTGCTGGGAAGTTACTGATCTGAAGCTGCGGGACGGTACCCAGGTTGACAGTTCCAGAGACATTTTGCGTCGCAGGGAAATTGTTGACGGAGACTTGAGCACCAATCGTGATCGTACCGCTAACGTTCTGGGTCGCCGGGAAGTTATTGACTCCGACGGTTCCCGAGACTCCGACGAGCGAGTCGTTCCAGACTCGAAGACCCGAAGAAGACGAGACGTTTTGAGCTGTCTGTGTGACTGTTGGTGTGGTTGTTACCGAACCAGAGACGCCAACAGTTCCCGCATTCCACACTTGAAGTGGGAATGATGCAGACACTCCAAGAGTTGCCGGCCAGTTACCGATGATCGCAGAGACTGTTCCGGAAACGCTCTGAGTCGCTGGGAAGTTGTTGACACCGACCGTTCCTGAAACACCTACCAGAGAATCATTCCAGACTCTCAAACCGGATGACGATGAGACGTTTTGGGCAGTCTGCGTCACCAATGGCGTCGTAGTTACGGTGCCGCTGACAGCCTGAACGGCCGGGAAGTTGCTGATCTGAAGTTGGGGAACTGTTCCGAGATTGACAGTACCCGAGACGTTCTGGGTCGCCGGAAAGTTGTTTACGCCAACCGTTCCGGAGATTCCAACGGCAGAGTCATTCCAAACTCTGAGACCTGATGAACTTGATACGTTCTGTGCTGTTTGTGTGACTGTCGGTGTAGTCGTTACTGAACCCGAAACACCAACAAGACCCGCGTTCCAGACTTGTAGCGGGAACGAAGCTGACATGCCGAGCGTAGCGGGCCAGTTCTGAATGACGATACCACCAGACACCGCCTGTACGGCCGGAAAGTTGTTGACTCCGATCGTACCGCTGACACCGACTAGAGAATCGTTCCAGACTCGAAGACCCGAGGAAGAAGATACGTTCTGAGCAGTCTGAGTGACTGTTGAAGTCGTGGTGACCGTTCCAGACACAGCTTGAACAGCCGGGAAGTTGCTGATTTGAAGCTGAGTAACCGTTCCAATGTTGACTGTTCCGGAGACGTTTTGGGTCGCTGGGAAGTTGTTCACAGAGACTTGAGCACCCAACGAAACGGTGCCTGAAACGCCGACCGCCGAATCATTCCAGACACGAAGTCCGGAAGAACTGCTAACATTCTGTGCCGTCTGTGTCACCGTTGGCGTTATGGTGACAGAACCCGAGATCGCCTGTACTGCAGGGAAGTTGCTGATCTGAAGTTGAGGAGCAGTTCCTAGATTGACAGTTCCAGAGACGTTCTGGGTCGCTGGGAAGTTATTGACTCCGACAGTTCCGGAGATTCCCTGAAGACCTGACGTATAGACGTTGATAGAACCAGAGACACCGATGATTGCCGGCCAGTTCTGAACAACAATGCCTCCAGACACGGCCTGGATGAGTGGGAAGTTGTTGACACCAACCGTACCAGAAACTGCCTGCGTTGCGGGGAAGTTGTTGACAGAGACTTGAGACCCTAGTGTTACTGAGCCAGAGACGCCAACGGTTGCTGCATTGAAGACGTTGAGTGGGAACGACGAACTAACACCAATAGTCGCAGGCCAGTTCTGCACAACAACGCTGCCCGAGACGTTCTGAGTCGCAGGAAAATTGTTGACGCTAATTGTGCCCGAAACGCCAACTGACGATTCGTTCCAAACTCGAAGTCCTGAAGATGAAGAGACGTTCTGCGCGGTTTGCGTTACAACGGGGGTGACAGTGATCGAACCGGACACCGCTTGAACAGCGGGGAAGTTGTTGATGCTTAGCTGCGGAAGGTTTCCAAACGTGACAGGAAGAGAACTCGTGACACTGATGTACAGAGGCGCGTACGGTGCATTGCCGACAGCGAGCGATCCTGTCGTCGACAGGCTACCAGACACACCTCCCGTGATGTTAACAGACGAGCCGGTGACGTAGACGGGGCTGACCGTCGCGACTGCTACTGAACCTTGTGTTACGGTAAGGGGCATTTTATGTCAATTCGGTGATGAACAACGTTCCAGGAACTATGTCCCATATGCCGTCGATTCGTCCGACATAACTAAAAGGTACTTCATAGTAAGAACCCGGCTTGATCTTAACAGTGTAAGCGGTCGGCGATGCGACGGCACCGAATCTCAGATACACGCTGCCATCAGAACTGTCGTCATTTGCGAATGTCGCTCCGCGGCGGTCAGTGTTTGAGTTTAGAAACGTCGAATTGACGAGACTCGCTGTGAAAATTGTGAGCGCGGGTGTCGTTGAAATTTGCGAAGGTGCAGCATTGGTGACCGTGACGGGAATGCTACCTGACGTCGTGACATACAGAGCACCGCTGACGTCAGTCTTTAGTGATGTGACGTATGCAGGTCCGCCGCCAGACGCAAAAAACACGCCGCCGGCGACGAGTGGATACCCGTGGAATGTCGAACCGCTCAGCTGCGAACCGCTGACGACTCCTGTTGAATTGCTCGTTCCGCTGCTTCCGGTTGAACCGAAGAACGCATTGGTGATGTTCGTGATCGAGCCAGATGCCCAGATAGCGTCTGCGAACTGAAGCGAACCAGTGATGCCAACGACACCGGAGACGATGAAGTTGCCACTAACGAACGTCGTCGGAACATTGTTGTCAACGTGGACCGTGCCTGTGATCAGTTGGACCGCAGGCCAGTTATTGACGGACACCGTGTCAGTGATGGCGTAGGCTGTCATCCCAGATCAACCATACCACACCGAGTTCAATGCCTCTTCAATGAACTCACGCAAGGTAGATTCAGCACACGGACACGACGAATCGTCGTCGGTGATCAAGTCACCTTCAACGTCATCGTCCGTCGCACCTGCGACGTTCATCATGCTGCCGCGAGCAGCCGCAGGAGTGCCGAAAGCATCCTCGGTAGTTACGGCTGTCTTCAACCTACGAGTTTTTCTAGCAGTCACGTGGCGCCTCCTAGCTTGTAACTAGGTCAGCCCGTGAACCACCGCTTCACCTTCTGCCACAGAGACAGACGTTTGGTCTGCACCTCGGGCGGATGATACAGCTTTGAACGCTCGAGAAACTTCTCAAGTTCTTCTAGACAGCTGCAACAGCACCCTGGCGCGCCGCATAAAACACAGTCGTAAGCTCCGAATGGATCACCGAACATTAGTCAGCTTTGATGACCTCAGATGCTGACACGACCATCGGTGCAAGGTTCAACGCCTTGACCGCTGCATCAAGTTCTGTGTTCGCGGCAGCCGCGTCGATGTATGCCTTGACAACTCGTTTGAGGGGAGAAGGCATCGCATCGTAGCTGACGAACTTTTCGTGCTTGTTGACAGGCTGGCGTGCTCGATCGAGCAGCGCCTGAACGATCTGCTTCGAGGTGCTGAGATCTTCACGCAGTTCTTCGAAGTACTTCTGCTTTCGCGCGTGCGCCTCGACTTCTTCTGCGTATTCCTCCGCATCTTCGTCTTCGATTGAGTGACTCGTGTGCCTGACTGCCTCGTCGATCAGGTGCTGTGACACCATGACACCAGGAGCGACTTCTACGACGTTGCTCTTCGAGAGGTTCGGCATGCAGTACGGAGGCAGATCGTTGTACTGCGCGTTGCGCTTCCGCCCTGCATCATCGACAGCTTCTGCCATCATGTTCAGAATGTCGTTCAACTCTGCATTTCTAGCAAAGATGACAGGTTCACCGTCGAGTCCGGTCTTGATTTCGTTCTCTTCACTCATGTTCTTCCTCAAACTTCAATGGTACCACACCCCACACGAGTCGAAGCCACTTGATTGCTCCCGGGACCGTAGGATGTGCGTTGTCAGCCAATGGAATGTTGGCTGCTTCAGTGTCGAAATACTTGCAACGTTCGCTAACAGCATCACGAATCAAATTGTTGATCTGCCAACGTTTACCGTTGACCGCCGTGTTGCCAACCCAGACACACTGTGCGCCCGAGTTCTCGATACCATCAAGAACGACAGAGACATCGGGAGACTTGTTTTGACTGTAGTGGTTCGTTCCAAGAAACACGACAACGACGTTTGGATTTGGGTGCTTCTGTAATGCTTCTTTCAGATGGCCTTGCGCACCCCAGTACGGAACAGTAGTGCTTACCTTACACTCCACGTCGATTGTATCGTTCGGCATGTGATGTAGCTTGTCCTCTTCCTTAAAGACGTCATTGACGTAGTGCTTGACAGCACACGCCTCAGAATCACCAATGATGAGGATCCTACGACTTACAGGAACGAAGCGCCTCGTTGGAACAACGGCAGGAGGTTCTGCAGAAGTTGCGACCGCAGGCTGTTCAACGATGTCGTTCGTCTGAACACGACCACACGCCAGCAAATTCAGCAGCAACAGAACACGCAATCGCACGACGTTCTCTCCTGACTTAAATAGCCTTCCGCATGAGCAAGATGGGCTCGCCAGGAATTGGCTGCACTTTTTGCCACTCAGGATGGCTCTCAAGCCATTCGTCGATCGCTGGCTTGACTCCATGTTTCTCTGTGTCCACCTTTACGGTGACGTTTTTGTTGCCTTCATAGCCTTCGCGTTCAGCGTACCAGAGATCGCGCTCTGCCCAACGACCGTCGTAGTCATCGCAGATGATGAGTGAACCGTTGTGCGTCAGAGCTTCGATGTGTTTCATCTCCTCTGCGACGGTGTGATAATTGTGATCACCATCGAGAAGGACGACATCGAACTTCAAGCCCTGTTCAATGAGTTTAGGCAGACACTCGAGGCTATTCTGCTCAATGCACCACGCCTGTTGACCCTTCTGAAGATCAAGGTTTCCGAGCATCACCTTGACCTGGTCCTGAACGAGGACATCCACACCAAGTGCGATGAACGCCTCCCTTGTGCGGGCGAGAAATGCAACGAGGGGAATGAGAGTCACTCCCCTGTCAACGCCGACCTCAAGCAACATTGGTGCACGATCCTGTGGGATCTGCTGATGAATGAATTGCTTAATCAAACCTAAATACCCGTGATATGCTATGACGTTACATCTCCTTTACTGAATCCAATCATGGATATATTCAGATCCATGTATGTCATCTACAAGCACACTAATACACACAGTGGTAAATGTTACATCGGAAAGACGAAACACGGAATCGACAAACGATGGGAGTCTCACATTATTTCTGCTTCACGCGGCGGAAATCTTCACTTTCATCACGCAATCAGAAAATACCCGCTTGATACGTGGGTTCATGAAGTGCTAGAAACAATTGAGACGCATCAAGAAGCAAATCTTTGTGAAATCAAGTGGATCGCTGAGTTCAAAAGCAACGATCCTGAACACGGATACAACATGACAATCGGCGGTGATGGCGGTCAAACTGCCACTTTCGACGCCATGAGTGAGAAGATGAAGGGCGTTCCCAAGACTCCTGAACACAAACAACACATGCGTGAATCGCAAGAACGCTATTGGGCTGAAAATCCCGCTGACACTCGGAGACAACAACTCGCTGAACGCAATGCTAGCCCCGAAATGATCGAAGCCTCTCGACAAGCCCAATTACGACGTTGGTCGAAACCAGGTGCCAGAGAGGCAGCGAAAGCCCGATGGGCAGATCC